AACATATTTAAAGTCTGTTTTTTTACTTGTACCTGATGTACTACCTGTAGTATCAGAAACATCTACAACCATTAATAAATCGCCACTACCCGCTTGTTCTGTCAGAGCTGTTTTGTCTGTTAGTTTTTGATTTGCCATTTATATATTTTTTTAATTTTTGCCTATTATTTTTTATTTGCTTTTTTGTTTTATTTGTTAACATACATCGTAAATTGTTATCCCAGCGCCTTGTAAAAACGCTTTTGTCTTATTACTTACTGGAGCAACATCAAGATTTAAACCTGCATAATAATTTTGAGATGTAGGAGTCAAGTCAGCACCTTGGTTTGTGCTATACTCTGGGAAGCTACTAGTATTATGTGTTATATATTCAATTAATCTTTCTCTATAAAACTCAGCTTGATCCATACTAGCATTAATTAAAGGTTTTAACTCAGAGTGAGAAACAGCTGCTCCTTGTTCACTACTCATAGCTACTATTGAGTTGTTAACCATTCTTATTCTTAAAAAAGGTAATACTGTTGCAAAAGAAAAATGTACTAAAGCAGGTTGTATATAAGTAGTTAATAAAGTCAAATATGCTCCAGCTAAACTACCACCTTGAATGTCTGATATTATTTTATTATTTAAATCTGTTCCTAGTACAGGCAATATATATCTATCTTGTGCCATTAGTATATATGGTAATAGTAAATTATTATCTACACTACCACCCAAAGCAGTATCTTTTTTTAGTCTGTCTGTACTTATATATAATGTATGTTGTATTGCCATATTTATCTAGGTTTTAAGTATCCATGGTTCTTTTGATGCCATGGTGTTTTTCTAGCTAATGAATCATCAACCTTTGGTTTGATTCCTAATTTATTAGCGTAAGATTGTGTTGATTTTCTAAAATTATTTAATGTACCATTTGGAAGAAACTCTCCTCCTTTATATTCTTTACCATCATCATCAATTAAAGTATGTCCTTTAGGTACTTTTTTTCTAAAATACCATTCTCTTATCCACTTATGCTTACAATTAGGGCCTCCCTTATAAAAGAAAATATTGTACGTCTTTGCCCCATTAGGTCCGAAACCTGCATTTACAGCTTTTTTACTTGCTTTTAAAATATCTTCTACTGTATATAATGTACCTTGTTGAGCTTTAGCTACCATTTTTTGACAAAACAATCTACTATTATGAGATATATTTTCAGAGTATCTATATAACAACCTAAACATTCCTATATCACTTGCTCTTGTTATTAAATTTGGTTTACCTGCAGGAGCATAAGCAAACTCATGGTATTTTGAGTTATCAATATCGGGATCCACTTCTTCAGAGTGAGCCTTAAACCATTCATCTTCTTCTAATTTAATACCAACTTTATCAAAATAGTCTATGCTATCCTTTTCATTGTCATCATTAACAACTATACTAAATTCCTTTTTTATTTCATCATTAGTTTCATCAGTATCTACTCCTTCTTTTTCTTGTTCATCCTCATCTATATTTTGTACACTATCAATATCAATAAAGTCAGCTGGTTTTAATGTCTTAAAATAAAGATCTAAATGTATATCATTAACATCAAATATTGGTTGCAAACCTTGTAATAAAGTATTTTGAAAAGGTTTTACAACTGTATTATTAAACAAACTATAAGAATCTCTTAACTCATCAGCGTTATTTCCGAATCCACTACCATCACCTTTAACACCAAACAATAGTGGACTAGTAACTCTATGACCTGTTAATACTTTACGTGTTGTCTCTGTTGATAAAAATTGATAGCTATCGGAATTATCATTAGCATTAATAGGAACTATCTCAGGAGCAGTCTCTTTACCATCATTAAACGTTATTAAGATCTTACCAGCATTACCACTACCACCGAACTTAGAATTGATTTGTCTTTCTATTGTTCTTCTTTCTTCCCTTGTAGGTACTCCATTAGTAAAATTAACAGCCATACTAGGGAACATTCCTGACTTAATATTTGATAAATGGAATTGAGCTATTTCCATATCTAATTGGATGTAAGAGGTTGATCCCTGGTAATCAGGAAGAGCATAATAATAGCTACCAGGACTATATTCTTTTATACAAAGTACTTGACTAGCTTCTGTTCTATCTTTTATATCAAATTTCTTATATACTCTAGGCTTATTTTTTCTAGTATCACTCCAATCTGAACAATAGTAATATTCACTAACATCCCCATAGCTATCTGTTTTACCACTACGAATATATTGTGATGGTATATGATACATCTCTACTATTTTTGTCCTTGGCTTATTCCATATTACATTTATATAGCACATTCCAAATAACTTTAGATCGAAGGCTAAACATTTTAACACATCCTTTTGAGAGTATTTTAAAAGTGAAGAAAGTCTTAACCATTGTTCTTTGTGTTCATCAGAATCATCCTTATCTACAGAATCTATGCCTTCTCCATAGATCATTGATGCTACACCTTTTATTACAGCATTATTAATACTGCTTCCATTATATAATTCAAGTAAATACTGAGGATATAAATTATCATCACCAAATTGTATCCAATCTTTTTGAGAGTTCTCAATTACTTTAGGTAAATTAAACTCTGATAAATGTATTACTGATATTTCTGTATTTTTTTTCTTTTTCATTAGTTATTATAATTTGGCGTCCAAGTTTGTACCCCATACTGTACGTCTCTATTATCTACTGATGCTGAAGCAGGTTTACCCACACTATTCATCTCGACCTCTGTTAAATCATTTGTTGTATAGGAATTATAAGAAGTAAAAACAGGATTTAAATAGTTTGCCCAGCTTACTGCATTAGTAACTATATCTCTATTCTCATCAGTTACATATAAAACAGGTTTTATTTCAGGTATTAAAGTCATATCAGCATGATCTGTGTCAATAGTATAGCTTGTTGAGTAATAAACCTTAACATCATAAATACCTACAGTAGGTAAAACAACAATACCAACATATTTATTACCAGTTATATCATTATTTTCATCTCCTGTCCATTTAGGCATATAAGTTTTAACCCCAAATTTAACATATCTAGAATTACTTTCGTACTCAGGACTTGAGAAGTCATCATTTGTTGGTACTGCTATACAGGAACGCTGATAGTTGTTATTTCTTCCTGTAAATTTTAATACGATCCAAAAAGTAGAGGTCGGTAGATCTACATAAGCATTTATATTTTCATAAAAAAACAATGTTGTAGGCATAGTACTCTCATCAGCTGAGCTACTTACTAAAAAAGGAAACCTAACATAACTAACCTTATACATCTTCTATTTTATAAAGTTTATTTTGATACTCTCTTATAACTTCTAACCTTTCCTGCTCTGTAGTAGTTTTTTCAAACTTTTCATTGTACTCATCAAACATTTCAAAATCAGGAACTTTAGTCTGTATACTCATTGTAAGAATCGGTTTCTATTTTAACTTCTTTTTTTTTATTTTTCGGTTTAGGAGTATCTTGTTCGAAGTAACCATTTCTAACGCTTTCTGGTAATCCTTTAATAGTCTTTTGATTTAGTTCATCTAAAGGAATTCTAAAGTTTGGTACTGTTTTACCTTGATACTCTTTTTTTACTTTCCATGTCATAACATAAGTGTTTATATTATATATATATTTTTGATTTTTGTTTATTATTGTGTATTTTGTTAAGTTTTTTTTATAATTAAGATCTCTAAACAAATAAAAAAGGGCTATCCGTTAAGATAACCCTATTTTAATTGAGTAACGATTTATTATTAAGATGCTACAATAGTTAAGTCAGCATCAGCATCACCTAATTGATCAAACGGATAATCCGTTCCACCTCCTGAAGTTGGTTTAATCCAAATCATAGGATCTTTTTCTTCTGCTCTTAATTCTAAAGTATAACCTGGCATATCTCCTTTAGCTGCTCCTGTTACTGCAGTTCCTCCTGAAACATCCATTCCGTTATCCATACCTAGTAAGAATACGTTGTCATTTACATCTTGAACAAATACCTGAGCTCTGTTATAACTAATCAATTTTAATTCGTTTGATTGAGCTACTGATAATTTTTGTAATGTAAGAGACAAAGTTTGTTCAAAAAAAGTAGTTCCTGATGCAGGATCACTATTGATGTTTATTGTCATTGAAGATAAGTTCGGTCTTAAAGTATATTTAAATACTGTCACTGTTGAACTTGTTGGCGTTCCATAAGCACTCCATCCTGTAAATCCTGCTGTGTCCATTTGTAGTACATCAGTACCATTAAATGTTGCAGCAGAACGAACTTCAGGAGAATAAGTAGAAGCAAAAAATATCGCTTTCAATCCTCCGATAGAATCTTTGCAACCAACTGTTAGTCCTTTTGTTAAAGTACAAGCCATTTTATTTTAGTTTTAATTGTTTATAAAAAGGGGGTATATTTCAACCCCCATTAATTTAGGTATATATTAAAATATGCAACCAACTACACCATCTGTTTTAACAGCTGTTTGTACACCTACTGCAAATCGCATAACAATCTTGATATTATCAGATCCGTCATATTGATAAGCTGGTATTACTTGAGCTTCTGTCCAATCAGTAGCAAGGTTAGTACCAAATACCATGTTTTCTTTATATGTTGCAACTATAGCGTCATCTGGCATTCCAGGACATCTAAATATTGGGTACCCTAAATAAGTTAACGTATCCATACTTTGATTAGTTCCTAACATATTGATACCTTGTCCAGATCCTGAATTAGCTAAGTATTGTCCATAAAGGCCATACATTTTATTGTTCATATAGAATCCAAAATCAGGTTTAGACATTAAACCAGGATGAGAACCTACAACAGCATTAAATACTGTAGCTAAAGCATCATCTATATTTGCATTAGTAGTAGCAGCTCCAGAGTTTAAAGTAGACTGAGTAAAATCTGCACAAGCTGAAGCATTAAGACCGTTTTGATCAAATACTCCATCGTTAGATAAGAAACCAGCTCCAAATAAACCTGCTGTATTTGAAACCCATAAACCATTTTCTAGTTGAGCTCCTGCTTTAGCAGCAACTGTAGCTAAAACGAAATCAGAGAAAGAAGTTGGTAGATTACCATTTCTATCCATGTTTTCACCTATCCAAGTTGGGAATACAGTTTTTCTACATACAGACTCATTAACCATTAAATCAGTTAAAGTTAATGTTTGCATTGTTTGTGTCATTGCTGCTGTGTTAGCTGTACTAAAATCACATGCTGCAGCAAGAATAGGATCGGATAAAGAAAGACCTGTGATATTAGCAGCTTTATTTAATCCATCAATTGTTCTCACGTATCCTTTAGCAACTGTGTCAGGACTTTTAACCGCAGCAGTAACATAAGGCAGAGCCAATTTACCTACATAATTATCAGCACCAACGTTTACGTCGAACTGATATTCTTTTGAAAGTTTATATTTATTTGCCATTTTTTAAAATTTATTTATTATTAATGTAATATGCTGCTCTTTGTTTTGCAGACATTCTTGCTAAATCTACTTTTTCCGATTTAGTGTTGTTTTCAGGATTGTGAGTAAAACCCTCAGCTCCTGGAGTATTTTCCATTTCTGATAACTTAGTTTTTAAGTGTTCTATTTCTTCTACTAAGCTATTAACCATATCTTTAGACATCTCTACTTTTTCTTCAGTAGGTTCTTCTTCAGAAAGTTCTTCTTTTACTTCCTCAATCTCTTCAGTTTCCTCAGCCATATCTTTTTTAAATACAGCTTTTTCCAATTCTTCGACTCTACCTTTTAATTCTTCGTAAGATTTAGCCCAATCAGCTTTTTCAGCTGGAGACTCTTCTTCTTCTTTACAGATAGACTCTAGATCCTCTTCTTTTGTTTCAACTTCTTCAGCTTCTTTATCTTCTCCTAAGTCAGTAATTTTACTATTTTCATCCACTTTTATTTTAGCTCCATCTTCCATAGTATAAGTACCTGCTGATAAAGGACTTGCTTCACCATCATCAGAAACTACATACACTTCAGAGCCAATCATAAATTGTTCGTCTTCAGTAGCTACAACTCTGCCGTCATCTAAGATCATTTCAGCATACATTTTAACTTCTTTAGACTCCTTACCATCTATCGATAGTAGGGTTTTGATTTTTTCTAATGTATTATTCATGTTTATAAAGATTTTATAATTATATATAATTAATTTAATATTGTTTTTCAGACTATTTTTTAACGTCGCCTCTTTTTATAGCTGAACAAATTTTTGCGGCCGACTTTTCTCCATATTTTTTCTTCATATCAGCAATACATTGTTTCCAAGGATATTTTGCTAACGCTTTTTTAGTAATATACTCTTTCATTATCTCAAATTGATCTTTCTCATCTTGAGTAATAATCATTCTAATCCTGTCTAATAGATCTTCATCACTTAATATATCTTTTTTAGTATATTTCTTTTTCTTTTTATATTTCTTTTTAGAAGCTTCAATTAACTTATCAGTAAAGAACCCTTCTATTGAGAATCCCCTAACCTCTTTATTCTTAACCTTTTCCCACACTTCGTTGTTATTTACCTTCATTTTAACAAACCATGTCCCTAAGGGCATCTTTTTAAAGCCAAATTGTATTGATTTATCATGCTTATCATCTTCTTTGATCCAACTTTCAACCACGGACATTCCTTCAATAGGTACTTTATGCTCGTAAGTAGCGTTGTTATTTCTTAATGTACTCATAAACAATTCTTGTGCATGTCTAATGGTTTCTTTACTAAAATATACTAAGTACTCTTCATTTAACTCTTGATCGTACCTAGGGATCTCTTTATCTGGGATAAGAACCGCTCCTACAAGAGTTCTCTTTTCTTCATCTAATTTTGCTAAAGATAGGAAGTTGTCTTTATTAAAAAATACCCAATTTTCTTCTATTGCTGGGAACTCAACTAAACTGATGGCTTCTACACCAAATCTTTCAGCTTCCTCATCAATAACTAATTCTACTAATCTTTTTATTTTTTTCTTTGCCATTATATATTATATATTAAAGTTAATATTTTGTTTATAAGGTACTTTGTAAATTAAGCTCATTTTGTAAAGCTTGAGCATCACTAACATCACTCTCAACTACAAAAGCTTGAATAGGAGGAGCATCTGTTCCAATAGCACCAAATGTAGGAATAGAAGGGGCATCTCCTGATAAATTACCTCCACCTCCACCTCCACCTATATCAGAGGTTGCATTATCAACTGCTTCTACTGATTGTCCTAATACAGATGAAGCTTGAGCAACTCCTGCTAGTACTGCTGCTATACCAGTTGTAATAGCTGCTAAGTTTGCTGG